GTTTCCCAGTCACGATCGGGAGTTTGCTATAAATATGCAAACTCACAAAATGGCTGTATCTATAAATACTGAAACCGAAATTCCAAAACATATTTAAAAAACAAAAAGTTATGAATAACAACGAACCTACACCAGACCAGATAGCAAACGCTATAAGCACAGTTGCAGATGCAGCGATTAGATTGAAAGAGGCAGATATTTTAAGTGATGATAATGTAGAAAAAGCCAATGAGGTTTTATCTACTTTATTGGATAAAGCTATGGAGTGCATTCAGAAATGTATGAACTGCGATTGTAATGATAATCCAGATAACGGAGGTGGAGACGGTGGAGGTCAAAAAGATTATGTTCAAGAGGCTTGGCAACAACTAGGAGAGCAATATGGATTTACAGAAGATTACTGTGCTAATCTATCTTTATTGCAAGGTATGTCTGGAGAGACAATGAGAGATTTGGTTAAAAATATTCTATACATACAGGATATGAACCCTTCTACTGGGCAGGTTAGTGGAAACTACACTACCCAATTAGAAGAGATTGAAACCAATGCAACAGAGAGCGGAGATTATGATGGTTATTTGTTAGGATACCTTACAGAGGTGTTGAATAACACAATGGGTGGAAATCCATCGGACTGTAACCCTAGCGACCAAAATACTTATACTGAAGCTGACAAAAAAGGGTAATATTTAGTAGAGTATGCCTAACCAAACGTCATATAATAACAATGCCGTTTCTAGCATTGTGTACTTTAGGGGTCTTAGTACTGACTTAGAGGGAGACTGCTGCTTTAAAGTAGTAGATACTTCTGCGGATTTAGCCAGTATTACAGACCCTAATGAGTTGGATGTTGCTTTTATACAGCAGGGAACTAACGGAGGTGTTGATATTGCTATTTTTCAAAATGGAGAGTGGATAATAAAACCTTTAAAAGGTGCTGATGGAGCAGATGGAGATGACGGTCAAGATGGGCAGGATGGCGCAACTGGTGCAACAGGGGCGACAGGTTCAACAGGAGCGCAAGGCGCACAAGGACTTCCACCAGAACACCAATGGGATGGTACTAAACTTCAATTTAAAAACCCAGACGGAAGTTGGGGAACTTTAGTTGATTTACAGGGAGTTACTGGAGCAACTGGAGCGGATGGAGCAGACGGAGCGCAAGGATTACCTCCAAACCACAAGTGGGATGGTACACAGATAAGATTTGAATTACCAGACGGCTCTTGGGGAGTTTATGTTGATTTACAAGGTGCGCAAGGTATTCAAGGAGAGCAGGGAGAAAAAGGAGACATACCTAACCACGAATGGAACGGAACTGAAATACGTTTTGAATTACCCGATGGTACTTGGAGTTCTTGGACAGACCTAAAAGGAGAAATGGGAGAGGCAGGAGAAGATGGTCTCCCACCAGAACACGAGATTGATGGTTGTAAGATTAGATTTAGGCAACCAGATGGAGAGTGGGGAGAGTGGTTAGAGCCTTGCGAAAAACCGTTTGATGGAACAGACCCAAAATGTTTAGCAGACCAAGAAACGTGGGATGCTATGAGTGGTAATGATAAGTTGCAAACTATCATTGATAAAATATGTCAAGATACTAGTGGTGTATTACAGAGATACATTGATACTATGAACCTTGATATTGAATGGGGAAAAGGAGAAGGTGTAACAACGGCAGGTTGGGAAAGAACTACAAACGATGGTGTAAAGGTTAAGATGTTACGAGTAACTATTAGCGACTATGACACCATTAAGGATTTAGAGCCTAAATTGATAGTTGAGCGTTATAGATTTGCTCAAAGAAAAGGAGACAACTATAATACTACGGCTATTGAATATAGGTCAGCAGGATGGAAGTTTGATACAGAGTGGGGAAATGAGGCTGAATACGGGGGTACTTCAAAATATAGACCTAATGTAATTGATATTCCTTCTGGACAATTTATGCTTGATTTAGTTCCAGAAAATTATTTTTGTCCTTACACAGCCAATCCTTATGGTTCTAACTTGTTTCCAGTTCCTAGAGGTACAGGAGGAAAGCATTTTAGAGATAATGAAGCGTATGGATTAGGTTTTGTTTATTTGAGATTTAAACTACAAATCAAGGTTGGAGACGACCCAGATTTAGCAGAGATATTAACTAGCAGAAGTTTATTAACTTTTAAAGTCAAGGCAGGATTGTATATGAAGAAAGATACACACCCAGACGATGGTGGAGACTTCATATCATATTCGCTTGATAGCTAGAAAGATTATGGGAGTCTAACTCGGTTCTAGTATTAGAAGTGGATTTTATGGTCGCCCCTACGTGAGACCAAATTGACAGCCGTAGAGCGTTTTTTGGGAAGTTGAAAAATACTTCCCAGAGAATAGCTTAAAAACAAAAAAAAAGAAATTACGCCAAAGATGGAAGAGACTATAAATGAACTGTATAACAAATATTTAGAGAAAGGCTTGGAGATGGAGTACGAAGAGTTTGAAGCCGATATGATGAATTTAATTGAGAAAGGTAAACTAGTAGGTAAGCGACCAGATGACAGAAAGTAATACTATGCAAAATACACAGAATAGTTTTAAGGTATGGGGGAGCAAACTTAAATCTGTTATTACTTCCAATATTAAAGGAGGTGTGAGTAGATTGTATAGGTATGTTTTAGCAAACATCAAAGTCGCTTTTAGGTGTTTAAAGAGAGAAGTATTAGAGTTATTGAATGCTAGTCAGAAGGTAAAATTTCAAGGAGCAATACTGGCTGTATTACTAATAACTTTTTTAGGCTGGTCTAAATTAAGCAGTTGGGGAATACCAAATGTCTTTCATATAGGACAAGCCTTTGCTTGGGTATTAGTTGGTGTATATTTTTACAGAGATAGTAAGAATTTCTTTTCTGGAGTGTTTGTTGCACTTTCAGTAAGTAACTTACTGGATGAGTTGTTTTTTGACCCAACCACATTCTCTGTTAATGAGGGTATTTTTGTAATTATATCACTAATTTTATTATATAAATATGGGCATAAGCAACAACAATGATATTATGAACCAAGTATGGGAATTTTTAGTGAAGTTCATATCCATACCTGCTTTAGTGGCAGTAGGTGCAAAGATAGCGGTGCAAATAAAGCGTAAGAAAGCTACTTGGGTAAATAGTTTTATATCTATTTGCGTAGCATTGTTTGTCGCCTATTTGACAACTCCGTATATTGTAGATACACTACCTAAAAACCTACACGGTGCTGTTATTGGTTTAGTAGCCATAGTATCAGAACACTTTATTGAGTATGTAGTTTTTGAATTTAAGATAGGTGTCTATATTGAGAAACTACTAGATATAGTGTTGGGTAAATTCAAAGGTGGAGATGCCGAAGGAGAGGAAGAAAATTTAGAATAAACTTAAAATAATGGGAAGAACAGTAATATTAGATGCAGGACACGGAGGAATGATTGGAGGAACTTATCAGACAGCAGGTAAGAGAAGTCCTAAATGGAGCAAAGGAGTACTTTATGAAGGTATGTTTAATCGTTGGGTAGTTAATAGAGTTATTGAAGCCTTAGACCGAGAAAATATACCATACTATCATATAAGCCCAGAGTTGAAGGATACAAGCCTATCGGCAAGAGCAAACAGAGCAGATGCTATCTACGCAAAAGATAAGAATGTTTGGGTTTTATCTGTACACGCTAACGCAGGAGGTGGAGAAGGTGTTGAGGGTTTTACTACTAAAGGAGTAACTAAGTCTGATGGACTTGGAGAAATAGTATTGAGAAACCTAGAAACTGACTTAGCCGACCAAAAAATGAGATTTGATACTTCTGATGGAGATAGGGATAAGGAAAGTAACTTCTATATTTTGAGAATGCCTAAATGCCCTGCATTTTTACTAGAGTGCGGATTTATGGATAATAAGGCAGATTATGCTAACTTATGGGATGAAGAATACTTAAATAAACTAGTAAAATCTCTAGTTAAAAGTATTAAGCAAATTTACAACGGATGAAGAGCGGATACGGAAAGAAGTCGTGCAAGGGAAGAAAGACCTCCACGAAGGGTAAGAAAAAGAAGAAAAAGAGATAGAGGCTAAATGGCAGGTACTATTACCATAGAAACAAACGAAAAGGTTTGCCACGACTATTTTATAGCGTGGCTTAATGCGTTATTGGGAGACTATAAAAGTTCTTTCTATGATGAGGCAGTTAGCAACATTATAAAAGTATCATTTATTAAAACTCACTACTCATATCTACAAGAACTTTTCCAGAGTGATGGAAAAACCCTAGCTTGTTTTATGACAGTACTACCTACTGATACCACAAACCCTATACTGATGGTTCATTCTTTAGGTAGTGGTGTTCCAACCCTCTATGACAAAGATGATAATGCTAATTTGTTTGAGTTTGATAGTGAGGGAAAGTTAATACGTTTTTTTGAGAATGTAACTGTTACTCTTAAAGACGTAAATGATAATGACTTTGCAGAATGTTATGTAGTATTTGAAGATTTATTCGGGATTAAATGCCCAATGATTTATATTAAAGAAATAGGAACAAATGCCCTTATAGGTAAGGGTTTGGTTGATGTAGATTACGAAGATAGATATAGTGGGAGTTATATGGTAAAGAATGCCCCACTAGACGAATTACCAAAATTTTCTGTAACCAATATCACAAAAGCAGTTATTACCGCAGATATACCAATCCTTACAGATTTAAACTTACGTTATGAGATTAAGTCTGGGCATACTATTTTTATACCTGTAACGGAGTGGACAGAGTACTACTTCAAGCAGGGAAAAGATTTAGATGCTTTAAAGGTTAAAAAGGTATGAGTGGTAACAAGGCGTATGAGAACAATAACAGCTTTTCGTTTCAAGGTACTCCAGACGATAAGATTGATGTAGAACAGGAAGTTAATGACACTACCTCTGGTGTTAAGTATGACCCATATAAATTAGCTAATGTACTTGTAGCTATTGGGCAAAGAATGATAGGAGTTAAGCTATATTCCTATCAAGAACCAACAGTTTTCAGAATTATATATTCAATACTTGCAAGAGATGGCGCAGAGATAACAGCATTATTTGCTAGACAATCTGGAAAGTCTGAAATTGTAGTATTCTGTGTAGTTACTTTGGGAGTACTATTACCAGTATTGTCTAAAATATATCCTAAAGAGTTAGGGCATTTTTCTAGCGGAATTAAGATGGGATTACTTGCACCACAAGGAGAGCAGGTTGAAACTATTTATAAAAGGTGTATGGAAAGGCTTTTATCTGACCCAGTTAAAATGTTTTTAGATGACCCAGATATTTTAGATGCACCACTATCGCAGGTAAACTTTAAATTGAAGTCTGGAAGTTTCCTTACAGGACAATCGGCAGCGAAACAGTCAAAAATTGAAAGTAAGACGTACCACATAGTTTTCTTGGATGAAAGTCAAGATATGGATACAGAGAAAGTGCGTAGGTCTATTATACCTATGACTGCATCTACTTTCGGTACTATATTTCGTTCTGGAACTCCTAGTAGGAATAAGGGAGATTTTTACTACACTATCCAAAACAATAAAAAGAGCGACAAAAAGCTGAAGAGCGGTAAACTGAAGAAAACAAAACAACTTCATTTTGAATACGATTACAAGAAGGTAATTGCTAGTAAGAAGGAGATGTACCGTACTGACAAAAAAGACTTCCATACTTTATACGAAAAAGCAGTTACCAGAGATAAAAAGTCAATGGGAGAAAACTCTGACTATTTCCGAATGGCATATAAAATTGAGTGGTTACTTGATATTGGTATGTTCATTAGTGAGGAGAATTTAGAAAGACATTGCTACAATAAGAAAATTATATTCCCTACGATTAAGAAAGAGGATTTTGTTGTTGCAGGTTTAGATATTGCTTCTGCAAGAGCGGAGACTGTACTTACTTATGGTGTTGTAGATTTTCCTGCTTCTGATTTCGGAGAACGCCCAAAGAAAACTATATCTGGATGGCTTACTATGCAGGGAGTTAATTATGAGGAACAGTTCCACGTAATAGTAGAGAACTTGATGGCGAATAATGTGAAAGTATTGTATGCTGATTATACTGGAGTAGGTAGAGCCTTAACTGATATACTTATATACCATCTATCGGAATACATTGATATAGTGCCTTATACTTTTACACCTTCTTCAAAATCTGATATGTGGAAGGCTTTGGATGAAGATATTGTAAATAGTAGGTTGGTAGTTCCTGCTCACAAAACTGTGAGAGATAAAAAGGAGTTTAGAAAGTTTGAAGAGCAGATGGTAAACCTAACTAAATACTGGAGAGGAAGTTTTATGGTTTGTGAGAAGATAAGCGGATATAATGATGATTATTGTGATAGTTTAGGTTTAATGAATTTAGCAGGAAACCACCTATATACACCACCAAATGAGATGGAGATAACAGATAATAATTTAGTGAATACTAACTACCGTTCATCTATGGTTGATAGAAGTAGATGGTAAACACAGTAAAATTTAATACCTTTGTGATATGTTCGGAAAAGACAAAACCCAATTAGCAAACTATACTGGCAAGAATACCTCTGGTACTTCTATGTTACAGAACACTATTCGGGCTAAAGTTTATTCTGGAGATAGTGTTATTGAAAACAAATTGACAAACTGCCAACTATACTGGAAGTTCTATAATAACAACCATTGGGCAAAGAATAATGATAAATTACTTTCATTCAACTATGTGAGAGCCATAATTGATAAGGTAAATAATTTTATTATTGGAAAAGCAGGTTTTGAGGTAAACATTTCTGATACTTATGGAGATGAAATTTCTGAAGATTTAGAGACTGTTTATGAAGCACTAATAAATTACAACTGGAAACAGAACAAGAAAAAAACCCTTCTCCAGAAGATTTTGCAAATGGGAAGTATTTGTGGAGACGTATATGTTTTCTTACTACCGAACACCACTAAAGGTTATGTAGAGTATGTTTTACTGGATAGTAGAACTACTATACCTATGTTTAATAACGGAGACTATAATGATATTATAGGTTATAAGGTTGTTAAAATATTAGGTCAAAACGATAAAGAGTACATTCAGAAAGTTACTGAATACACGAAAGGAAAAACCAAAACTTATTATATAAAGGAGACTGGACAGGATGCTGATAAGTTTGAAGTAGAAGAAAAAGAAAATGATTATGACTTCATTCCAATAGTTCACATAGAGAATATACCGATGTCTGATAGTTACGGAGGTAAATCGGATATGGAAGATATTGTTAATATTAACAAGATTTTCAACGAGATGGCAGAGGATGTGAAAATGATTATTGATTATTATGCACAACCCACTACTGTTATTACTGGTGGAACTGTTGGACAGTTGAAAAGAGGACTTAATGAAATTTGGAGTGGACTTCCTGCTGATGCTAGTGTTTTTAATTTAGCACTAGGGGAGGATTTGAGTGCCTCTACTAACTTTTTGAAGATACTAAAAGATGCTATGCACGACTTATCTGGAGTTCCAGAAGAAGTATTAAGTAAAGTACAACATATATCTAATACTAGCGCAGCAGCGTTACAGATGCTATACCAACCAATTATACAGGTAGCAGATAAGAAGAGTGTTTCTTATTCTGAAGGTATTGAGGAGATAAATAGAATGACTTGCATAATCTACGCACAAAATATAAGTAGCCACCCATTATTTGCTAAACTACCAGAAGAAGCAAAAGATAAACCTAAATCTTATTTTTTAAGAAACAAGGCAGAACCAGTTTGGAAATACAACTTACCTAACGATAGGTTGAGTATGCTTAATGAGGCTACTATTGAGTTAGACCAGAGATTAGGTTCACGTAGAGAGATTATGGAGAGGCTTGGTAAAAAGAATATTCCAAAGATACTTTCAGAGATTGAGAGTGATACTGCGGAGAAAATTGATATTGAGAGTAAGATAGGTTCTAAGAAGGAAGAACCTAAAGAAGTAGTATAATTTGAATGAAATTAAATAACTATTTTTAGTTTCTAAAATTTATACTATATTTGCACAGTACACAAAAACTTAAAATAAAATTGTAAACGTTATGGACGGACACAACAAAAAAGTGAACAAGACAAATGACTTTCACGGTAAAGGTCAGAGTAACAAGATTGAGAGATTGAACAACCCTTACCCTGCAAAAGGTGTAAAGGCTTCAAGAAATACAGGAGAAAATAAATCTGGTTCTGCGTTTTTACGTAGAAACCAACACGGAAAGTAAAATTTCCAACCTAAAGTAGTTATCTAATAAGTAGAATTTTCGTAAAACAATTAAAGAGCAACAAGTTATGCCAATTCCAGAAAAAATTAAATTAGGAGACAAAGAGTATGTACTTAAAGACCATCCAGAGTTGATGGAAATTGTACAAGAGACCAGAAAAGAAGAGAAAACTAAATTATATGCCGAAAAAGCATCGTTGGAAGCTAAGATTAAAACCTTAGAGGACGAGCAAAAGGCAAAAGGCGATTTATCTGCCACAAAAGAAAAAGAACTTAAAGAGTTACGTGAAGAGTTAGGGGCTGTAAAGTCTGATAAGGAGAAGTTAGAGAAAGAAATCGCAGAAGCAGAGAAGGGTAAGAAAAAACCAGAGCCGAAAAAAGAGGATGAGCCGAAGGGATTAACCAAAGAGGACGTTCAAGCACTTTTAAAGGATGCACTAGCTGAACAAGCCAAAGAGCATAAAAAGGAGATTGAGAAAGTTCAAGGAGGTTTAACAGCCAAAGAGGTTTCAGACTACCGAAAGGAGCAGTTAGCAAAACACGAAGGAATTATAATTGCAAAATTAGTTCCAGAAGGTTTGAAGAGCAAAGAAGATGTAAACAAAGCTATTGAGGAGGCTTTAGCCGAAAGTAAACAGTACATCACTAATGAGTACGAAGTTGAAGAAGGTAAGAAGCAACGAATGACGATAGCGGAGTGGGAAAAACATCAAGCTGATGTAGCTGCTGCCGAAGAGGAAAAGAAAAAAGGTACTGGTACATATACCCCTCCACAACACCCAGACAAGCCAGATGGCGGTAGTGGTGGAGACTTAACAGGAAAGGAGTTACTTGGTAAGATTGGCGAAATGTCAGACGAAGAGTACGAAAAAAACCGAGATGCAATTATGAAGGAGGTTAAAGCTGTTAAGTATCAAGATACTGGGGAATAGATTTTGATTATTAACGTAAAACTTTAAAAAATAGGTATTATGCCAAGTACAACAACTACAAATATACCAGCGAGTATAAGAGCGTTCTACTCACGAGAGATTATTAGAAACGCACAGCCAAGATTGAGATTTTCGCAGTTTGCGAAGAAAAAGACTGATTTACAGACCAACGCAGGTGCTAGTATTAAATTCACAAAATATTCTTCTGTTCAGAGAGGTGGAAAGCTGACTGAAGGAGTGAATATGAGTGAAAAAGCTATGAGCAACACGGAGGTTAGCATTACAGTAGAGGAATACGGTAACGCTATTGCTGTTTTTGAGAAAGCTATTCAGTTATCTGTACACGATGAGTTAGGAGAAGCATCTATTGCTTTGGCTAACGATATGGCGTTAGTATTAGATGAGGAGTTGAGAGATACTGCCTTATTGACTACTAATCAAGTATATGGTGGAGGTAAGACTACCGCAGGTGCTTTAGTGGCTAATGATGGTTTTACTACGCAGACGGTTAAGGATGTTGTTGAGGCTTTGGCTACAAACAATGCGCCTAAATTTGGAGGTCAATACTATGTATGTATTGCACACCCACACCAGTTGAGACAACTTAGAGATGATGATGATTGGGTAGATGTACATAAGTACAATGATGCTGTGGACATTTATCAAGGAGAAGTAGGAATGTACGAAGGAGTACGTTTCATTGAGACTACACAAATGATTGCTAATAGTGCTACTGAAAGTTTAGACCAGTATGGTATCAACATCCCTACGTGGGAAGCTGTTATCTTTGGGGAAAACTCTTTTGGTTGGGCTGAAGCGTTGCCAGTAGAGATGAGAGACAATGGTGTAGAGGATTATGGTCGTAAGCACGGTATCGCTTGGTATGCGATTTGGGGCTTTGGTTTGATTGAAGAGCAAAACATTTATTCTGTTCTAACAGCGTAATAGTTTTTTCATAGTTAATTTGAGGTTAGTAATAATTTCCAGAGTATTTGTAACCATTTACTCTGGAAAAACTAATCTTAAAGATTGTTGAATTAAAAAAAGTACTAGATATGCCAGAAAGAGGTAAAAAAAGCACAGCAAAGAAAACCACTACTAAAAAAACTACAACCGATAAAGCTACTCCAGTTGAGGAGAAAGTAGAGGTTGCAGAAGAAGTAGTTAAGGTGGAAGAGCCTAAAGAGACTGTTGAGGAAACAACCGAAAAAACGGAAGAAGTAGTTGAGACTGCTGAAGCCAAAGAAGAGGTTAAGGTAGAGGAAGAAGCCAAAGAGGAAACTCCAAAGGAAGAACCTAAACCAAAAGAAAAGCCTGTAACCAAGAAAGAGGTTGTTAAAGAGATTGTAAATAAGGATGCTAACGCAAAGCTGAAAGAAGAGGTTGAGGCGAAAGCTAAATTAGAGAAGCAATTACAGAAGGTAGAGGTAGCCCAAGTGCAAGAAAAGGGTGTAAAGACTGTTAGAGTTCGTTTTATTAAGAAGCACACATTCAACTTAGGTATCAATAAGATTGTAGCCGAAGAAGATAGTGTTCACGAGGTAGAACCACACCTAGCAAACAAGTTTGTTGCAAGAAGAATAGCTTATATTTTAGGATAAAAATTTGACACATTATGAGTTTGATTGTAGATAATCTAAGCTACAACCAAGCACTTAGGTCTATCCGAGAAATAATCTTAGACACTAATCCTGTTCAATGCTTTAAAGTAAGTGGACAGGATTTTTTATTTAAGAAGGATGCGACAGAGGTAGCTTTGGATAGCGATACCTACACCTTTACGGAAGTAGAAAAATATTATGACCTTATGGACAAATTAAGGTCTAAGGAGGTTAATGTAGAGATACTACCAGACTTTGTAGCTACGGAATTTGTAAGAGACACGGTTAATTTTAATTATCCGAGCATTACAGACGAAAAAACCATAAGCCGAGAACGATACTTTTCTACTTATACTATTGAGAAGGTTATAGAGGAGTTCTATGCCTACTACTGCCCATACTACGGAGTTCCTAAAACGGTTGCTAGAATTTTTGAAGATTTAGATTACTTTGATAGACGTAAATTAGTTTTTTGGGTAGCTTATTACCTTGTAGATAAGAAGAGAATGAATTATGCAGCTAGTTCAGAAGCTATACGGTTACAGAACGAGGCAGATGGGGAAATTTGCGGAACAGACGGACAACTAAAAAATACAGAGACTTCTATAACTACTAGAGTGGGAGAAGTTTTCTCTGTTACCGAGAAGGATAAAGATGACGGAAAGGCTACTGAAGGTTTTACTAGTTTCTGGGGAGACAAGTATTCTTATTACACCAAACTGCAACTCTGGATAAGAGATAGGTTTGAGAGACAGTTCAAAGACTTCTCATTGAGAGATGATGCTATGATAAGTCAGTCGTTTACTATTGAGAAGGGTTGGGAGAATATGGCTTGGATAAATACTATGGACTTTTCAAAGAGTACTACTGATATTATGAACCCAGATTATAGAGTATAAGATGATAACACCTAGTAAATTTGCGCAACTACAAAAATTGTTTTTCAGTAAGGTAACTACTTGCTGTAACCCATCTACTGTAACTTTGAATTTTATCAAACTTACTACTAATGGAGATTATGCAGATTTTACAGGGGATAGTGAGCGAGATATTGACCAAGAAATTACTTTGAGATGTTTCTATGATAGAAATTTGAGCGACAAAAGAAGGGAAAAATACGGAGTTAGTACTGAAGTTACTGATATAGTGTTTATATCCCCTCTGGAACTTAAAGCCAAGTATGGTAATATTAGATTTCCAGAGTACATACTATCTTCTTTTTCTCAAATTAGTGTTGGGTTTTTAGGTAAGCATTATGAGATTGATAATATTATTGAACTAGAGCCTATGCACAACGGAAAGGAGTGGGTTTGTTTGGCATATCAAATAAATCTTATGGGAACTACTGGAAATACCGATATTAACTAATGGCAAAGAATGTTGATGTAACAATACGAAATATACGAGGAGGCTATGGAGCAATTAACTTATTTAGGTTTTTTGATGATGGTATTAGGAAGAGATTGCCCAAAGGACTAGCAGAGGACTTTAAGAAGGAACTAATAAAGAATATTGATAAGAACACTTTTGGTTTTGAGTTAAGTCCTAGATGGGTAAACTTTAAGCGGAGAGTTGGAGCGGATACTAGACCGTTTTTGATGTTTAAGCATTATAAGAATGCGATTAGTATTGTAACTTCAAAAGGTCATTTGTCTGTTGGTTTTAAGAGAACAGCCAGACACCCAAGAGCGAAAATATCTATGGGAGCATTGGCGTTACAGTTGGAGTACGGAGATTTAGCGAAGAATATCCCTGCTAGACCTCTCTGGAGAAAAACTACGGAGAAATACTTTAGAGAGAAGAAGGGTCATATTGGAGAATTAGTCAAAAAGGCTTTAGAAAAGAAAGGTAGAGTTTGAGCAGAGTAAAATCATATACAGCCAAGAGAGGTAAGAAAACCGTCAAAGTAAAAGAACACACTAGAAAAAAGGGTATGTACCGTAGTGTTAAGAGTTCTTTTATTGATAGAATTTCTGATGATGGGCAGGGAGGAGCGATAGTTACCATATTGGGTAGAGATTATCCGTACCCATTTATACCAAAAGCAAAGGTTGGTGGAGTTATTCGTGGAGGAGGTAGATATTACAACAAACAAATTAGAGGGAAATATTTTTAACTATGCCATTTACAAAGACACACCAAGTTCCTAAAGAGTTTTTCAACTTCTTCCTATCTAAAGCTACAAAAAAGCCTATTAGTGGGGATAATAGACAACACCCAATGTTACCAATAGAACTACATACTGGAGGAACAGAGGATTTTATGGTTAGGTATTATAAAAAAGGTGGGGAAAGTTCTGCGGAAGATGTGAGAGAGTTTTATCCTTGTTTTGTAATACAAGATTTTCAACCAGAGATAGATAAGAGGAGATTATGGGGAAGAGATTATATTGATGGTATTTACGATGATGTGAATAAAACCACAGAGAAAATTATCTTACCGATACCGTTTATGTATAAGTTCCAAGTTTCGGTAGTAGCGAAGAGGAAAAGGGAGATTGATAGTGCTAATGATTGGTTTATGCAAAATTTTTCTTTACATAGACCAGACTGCTTTACTTTTAATTCTTTTGATACAGATGAGGGGAAGGTTGGGGATATAGTTCCTTACAGAATTGAGTTCACAGAAATACCTAGAGAAGATAGGAGGTTTGAGTATGCGTATGATTTCACATTAGATACTACCATACACGCTAGAGCCAAAACTTATACTGCTTCAGAAGAAGATGGAGAGTTTAATGGTTTTGTGGGGGGTAATTTTGAAGATGCGCTAGAGAAAATAAAACTAACTTTAAAGGTAGGAGATTTAACAGGCTTGAAAGAGGTTGTGTACCAGAACTTTGAAGTAGAATAGTAATATACTATAAATATTTCAACATAAAGTGTATATTTGTAAACGATTAAATCTTATTTAAGATGCCAGAAAGAAACAAGAAAAAACCTACAACTACTAAAAAGACAGAGGCAAAAAAAGAAACTGCTCCTGTTGTAGAAGGTAAGAAAACTATAAAGAAACCAGTTAAGAAGGGGTGTGTTATCAAGAATAATACTAACCAGAAGCAAGTTACAGAATTAGAGGGAAAACATTTAGCGTTTAATGCTTACGAAGAAAAGAAGTTTGAATTTGATGAGGCTACTGCCGAGAAATATTTTGGTTTTTTAATATCAAAAAACATACTTAAAATCAAAAAATAACAAGATATGCCAAACGCTTTTTCAGGACAAATCGGAGTTACAGCAGAGGAGAGAGTAATCAATGCCTTTAGTTTAGGCTCTGATATAAGTACAAGAAACATAGGGCTTCTAGTAGAGCGTGTTAGGGGGGTTGATAACAAACCTACTCTAGTTACTAGTTTGAAGGAAGATAAGAGAATATTTGGAGACCACAACTCTAATATGTATTCTTCTTATGTTGTAGAGAATTTATTTAAAAATACAGGAGGATACCCTGCCAATGTTTTCCAAGTACGTATAGTAGGTACTGGGTCTATTGCAGCGAAGGCTATTGTTGCTAACGCTTCAGCAGATACACAAACTTTGGTTAGTACAACTACTCAAAATGCGAGTGCTACGCAAGGGCAGATAAATGAAATTGAGGCTAGTAATGTTGAGGTAGGAGATGAGTTCTCTGTTCAGATAGAGGGTACTGATGATTTAGGTGGAACTCCTACTGCATTTGACCACACAGCTACATTTACAGCTACGACTACGAATGTTGCTGATGTTATTGCAGGGCTAGAGGCTGATTTAACTACCTTCTTTGGCACTTTGACTGATACTTATACTGCTGCGATTGTTTCTGGAAAACTTGTTATTACAAGTCCAAACAATGCACCTTTTACTATTACTGCATCTACTACCAATGATGGTACTTCAGAGAACATTTTTGAGGTTGTTGCAGGAAGAGAAGGCGAAGAAGATAAGGGAGATTGGGGTAATGAGATAAGAGTACGAGTATTTCCTATTGGACACACTAACGGAAGCCCAGATGGGTATAAGATGGATGTGTTCTATCAAGGATATTTAGTAGAGACATATATTAGCGATGCTACGGATTGGGAAAGTTTGATTAACCAAGTTAATCAACTAAGTGAGTATGTTCTTATTAACGCTATTGATTTAGCAAAGAGCCTTACATTAAATCCAGTTGATGTTACTTTATCTGGAGGTGTTTATGTAGCACCTACTGAAAGCCAGTTAGAGCCTAACTATAACTCTGTTACAAGCGCACCAGAAGGAATGGCTATTTTTGAAGGTGTTGATGTTCAGATATTAGCTTGTCCAGAGGTATTTACTGCTAACTTCCAGAGACTTTGTGAAAATTTCGCAAGAGACGTTATGAAGTTTTACTTATTCAATTTGCCATATTTGGCTACGGAGAGTGTTATAGAGACATACTACAACACATTATTTACTCCAGACCAAAGTTTTGCAGCGAGTGTATTGAATTGGTGTGAAGTTCCTGCCGACCAAGAGGGTAATAAAATATGGATACCTTCAATAGGGTATGCTTTAGGAGCAGGATATATTCGTAAGGCAGGTCTTTATAATGGTTATGTTTGGACACCTCCCGCAGGTGTTGAGACTAACTCTAAAGGAATATTTAGATTTACTCACGATAATCTTTCTGATGAGACTATTGGACGATATGTGAAGAAGTGGAGAACAAACGTAGTTAAATTCGTTAAGAATGTAGGCTTCTGTTTGTGGAGTTCAAGAACATACTCTAATAACTCTTTATTTGAGAGCATACATATTCGTTTGGAAACAAACTGGATTGTTGCTAATGTGAAAACAAGAAATGAGCGATTTATTCAAAGGTTGAATACACCTACTATCCAGAAGGAGATGAAGGTGGATAATTTGATTTGGTTCAAGAACTTGTATGAGCAGGGAGGTATTGAGGCTAGTATTCCATTTGATGAAGCGGTTATCATTGAGGTAGAGACTAGCAAAGAGGACAGAAAGGAAGCTGAAATGGAAATTGCTTGGATACCGCCAGAGTGCTTAGAGCATATCCATATAAAAGTGAGTAGAAATGATGGTGTTTTAATCTTTAACGTATAATTATAAAGCTATGCCACTTAAACCAAGTGATTTATTAACTAATAACCATTGGTACTTTGAAGTGCCAGGTCTTATTAGTCCGCATTTCCACACTTTAGAGGGAATTGAGCAAAAATCTGGAGAAGTATTCATTGTTGATGGTGCTACTAACATTAAACATAAATTTAGTTCACAGCTTAAAGACTATGGAGATATAGTTTTAACTAGGGCTATGGATGGGTCAGCAGATGACCAAAGTATGAGAGTGTTGAGCCAACAATGTATGAATGAAGGCTTTAGATTTGACGGAAGTTTAGTAAAGATGCACAATGGGCAGGAAGTATTCAGAATTTTATTTTTGGGGCTTCGTATCAAGAACATTGCACACCCTTCACTAAAAACTGACGGAGAAGAGAGATATGATATTAAATACACTTGTTCTGTTTCAGAATGGGTTGAGATACCTTAATAGGTATTTGAGGGTATTACAAGTTTACTAATTGACGAAAAAACATAAGAAGTATGGAAGATAGACATTTTATATTACCGATTGGGTTTAAGGTAGATGGTACTGATATTGTTACTCTACCTATTGCGGAAACTGGAGGAGAAGCCGAAAGGATTTACACAAAGCGACCTAGTACGACTAAACTACATACTTGGTTTGGTCAGCTTATCGCAGCTTCAGTAGAGAAAATCGGTGATGAGAAAATAGCGGAGAAGTTTCTGAAACAAGACGATAAAAAAGATATTCCTGCATTGGTTAAGAAGATTTCTTTTCTTGATGCAGGAACTTTGCTTATACAAATTCAAAGGGAGTGTTGGGAGCGAAAGATAGAGAACCAGAAACTTACTTGCACTAGTTGCGGAAGTAAGTTAGATGCTACTATTGATTTAGACCGAATAGAAATCCCAGAGAATAAGGAAGGGAAAGCGATAGAGACGTTTGATGTTAAACTACCTAGAGTTTATACTATCAATACTGGAGTAGAGCAATTAAAGGAATATGAGGGATATAAATTCAATCATATTAAATTTAGAACAGCTACTTTAGGAGATGCTATCAAACACGAGGGAGTTACAAAAGATGAGGTAGCATTGTGGAGAAACATTGGTTTTGACACAATGATTGGTTTGTTTTATAAAGACGAAGAAGGAAACATTGATGAAGTACCAGATGGGTATGTTACCAAGAGAGGAAAATTGTTATTCACGAAGGATTTTAATACACCTACGCTGAAAGCAATTAGGTCTGGGTTACAGAAGTCCTTACCGTCAGCAAAATTCTTCTATGAGGAAGAGTGTCCAGAATGCGGAAGTGAAACTCCGTTCTTTGCCTCCGTGTCGAATTTTTTTTCTGCTTGACTTCTGTTTATTATCGGGGCATTAGAAGTCCAGAACCTATTAAGACCTACGATACAAGTCCTATAATAATAGGTTTCATACACCACGATTTATATAAAATGCTGTTTCTTTATTCGGAAGATTTACCTCCGATAGAGGAACAGCTTTATTTGTTTATGAAGCGGTTTAGAACACAACCGAGCGAGTTTTTTGGTATGGATAGGGAATTAAGACTATCTTTATACAAAAGGGAGTACGAACTTGTGAAGAAAGAAGCGCAGGAGGTGGAGAGATTGAGAAAACGTAATGGAACAAAAGAAATAGGATAAGTATGCCGACAGGAAGAACATTATTAGATTATGGTATAGCCATTAACTTTTTTGGTAACTACCGACAAGAAGCCTCTAAAATTGGAGGCATAACTGATAGGCTTAATAATAGCTTACTATCGTTACAAAACCTTGTTCTTGGTGGTTCACTTACCTATGGGCTATATAAATTCTCTGATGCAATACTGAATACTGCGTTAATGATGGAGCAAAACTTCGCTGCATTAAAGGCATCTCTGGGGAGTGCTGCAAAGGCAATAGAAACACTAGACTGGGCTAGGGTCAAGGGGGCTGAAACGCCCTTTGAGATAGATGAGGTTAATAGAGCGGTTACTATGATGACCACTATGGGCTTCAATAAGAATGATGCTATGCGTGAAGAGGTGTTTAATGCTATTGGAGACTTTGCAGGATTGAGAGGCGCAGGATTTGCAGATATTATGGGGAGAGTGGCAAAGGCTACTTTTGGTAACTGGGAGAGTTTAGGAGATACTTATGGTATTCGTCAGAGTACTATTGGTGGTATGGTTAGAGACCAACTAGCCAGAACTCCAGAAAAATTTGCAGGAGAAATTGAGGATATAAATAGAGCAATACAGATTATTGAGAGTGGACAAAAAGGTACTGAAGAGTATAGAATGTCTATTGTTAAGTTGATTGGTGTTCTTGGTAGAGGAGGTATGGTAAACCGACTGAATACTATTGGTGGTGCTTGGAGTAACGTAAACGACTTGATACAGAACTTTATGTTTAATCTGGTTGGGTATTCACAGATAGAGGGAACTTTTGCCAACGCAATAAAGAATACTATTAAGAAGGGCATACTTGAACCGTTTATGGAAACTCACGAAGTAGTTATAAATGGGATTAAGGAGCAGATTACAACAGTTGACCAACTTGGTAGAATAGGTCAATCGGTAGGTCAGTTACTTACTGGTATGTGGGATTTAGTAGATAACCAAGTCGGAAAAGCTACTAACAGTTTAGTTGGTTGGATTGATAAGATAGACCAATTTTTTGCCGATTATGAGCAGAATGTAGCACCTATTGTACTATTCATTGCTCTAGTTAAAATGCAGATTGAGGATTTCCTTTCTGGATTTTATGATGGGTTTACAAGTACTTTCGGATTATTCTTAAAAATGAGTATAGGAGTTATAAAAGGTTTAGCTTCTATTGCGGAGTGGCTTGGGATAGGAAAAACGAAGGCAGAGGCGTTAGGTAAGGTTCTAGGTGGAATACTTGGAACACTTATAGGTATAAAGGTATTTAGAATGGCTACTATGCCACTACAACCACTTATTAACGGTGCTTCTGTTGCGTTGAGTTATTTGAAAAAAGTGTTCTTAGAGCAAAGAGCCGTTTTATTGGCTGATGGAGTTATAAGTAGTTCTACTGGAATGTGGAAGCAATTTACTACTGTACTTCAGTATTTATCATACGGAATGAGAGGTGCTGCTGCAAGTGCTTGGAGTTTTACAGTTGCTTTACTTACCAATCCGATAACTTGGATAGTTATAGCTGTTATTGCTTTAGTTGGGTGGTTATACTACTTGATTACTCATTGGGAAGAGATAGGAGAGAAGATGCAGAATGTTTCTGATATAGCTTTGGCTATGTTAGCCTACTTTATGCCTATCGTTGGTATTCCATTGATTATGGCGAAGTATTGGGGAGAATTTCAAATTATATTCTACAATATCTGGAGAGGTATTAGTGGGTATTTAAAAGGTTTATCGCTATGGCTGAAATATGAAGTGGTAAACCCAATTAAGAAATGGTTTTCTGAAATGTGGGATACTGTTAAAGAGAAAGCATTGAATTTTATCAATATGGTTACAGAGAGATTTCCATTCCTAGTTACAATATTTGAAAAGATACGAGACATTTGGAGTAGTATTTCTGACTTCTTTAGTAATATCTGGGAAAAGATTGCGAACAGTACGTTTATACAGAATATACTTGATAAGGCTATCGGATTGACTGATGCTTTTCAAGATGGAGGACAGGCGTATGAGGAGGCTATGTTGGATAAGTATGGGGAGGATAAGAATGATTTTTACAACAAGAATAAAGAATACTATGAGAATATAGGTGCTGCTCAAAGTAGTATTGATAATAGAAACCAGACTAAGGTTGATGTAGGTGGTGTTACTATTGTTCAACAAGAAGGAGAGGACGGCACTAAACTTGCGGAGGACTTTATGGAAGGACTGCAAAATAACTTAGGAAAAGAAGGAAAGTAATATGCCAAATTTAACAACAGATAGAGCGGTAAAGAAAGCGTACTTCAGTAACCTAGAGGGAGGAAGAATTGTTGAATTTCAATTTAGTCCTGCCTCTTTGGATTTTGAGGAGAGTAGTAAGTATGCTACAAGAATTAAGACAGGAAGCTACTTTACTGATTTAGTTTGGATTTCTGGAAACCCTAATGCTTTTAATATCCGAATGTTTATAGATAGAACACAGGAGAGTTACACTTCTGAAAACTATAACCAAGACCCATTTAGTTCATTCAGAAGATTTCCTAACCAATCTCCTAGATTTACTTCTTTGGATAGTGTTAATTTGATACGAGGAATAGCTACTAGTAATACGTCTAGCGGTTTTGCTTCTTCATTCAGTAAGAAAAACACAAAGGAGGGAGGGAATGCAATACAACCTTCTAACTATTCAGCTTCTCCACACTTTAAACAATCACAGTTTGATGCAGCAGCAGGAGTTACGCCAGATGTAGAGGCGTTGATGTACTATGTGAGACCTAAAGGATTTAGACTTGATGAGATTACCACGAGCAATAATGAGATTGTTAGTGTAACTGATTTTGACAATGGGAGATTTACTCCACCACCGATGGTTAGGTTTTATTATGGTAATATGTGGAGAGAAGGCTATATAATTAGGGTTAGGTACAACTTATCTGTTATGAACAAATTATTAGTTCCTAGAAGGTTGGATGCAGATATTACTATGGCGTGTACTAAATGGGGCTATTTGAATGAATTAGATAACGCTTTGCTTAATGAAGCCATTGATATTGGTGGTAATGAGGCGAACATAAATAGTTTTGCGTAATGTTAGGTAACAAGTATAGAAGAGAGGAAGATATTATCACTACTTCAATTTCTGGAGGGAGAGCGCACCACTCATACAGAAAACCAGTAAGAGCGATAGATACCTATAAGTATGAACTTACCTATGGGGAAAATTTCCATACGCTATCTTCTGTAATATTTGGTACTGATGAGTATTGGTGGGCTTTATTGGATATGAATAAACCTATTGATGCGTTTACTATGAAGTCTGGAGATAGAGTTGTATTGCCAGAGAGTATTGTTAAGGATAGAAACGGAGTTAAGAAGATTGTATAATGAGTGTGGAAATATCTCAATATTTTAATGTCAAAATATCTTCCCCAAAAGGGGCTGATAAGCAGGTGTCGTTAGATGCTACGAAGTATATTGAGGTAGGAGCTAAACTTATTGACGAGGATGGGCTAATAAAAGAGTTTCAGTTTGATATGAAGCAAGGTTACTTAATGATGGATGTTTTATCGTTAGGTATGCGTGTAGATTTGGAGGGTGGAGATTTGGATAGGAAAGAATATCTATTCAATGGTTTTATAAAGGAGATTATACCATCTTTTGAGGCTGACGGAGATATAAAACTTACGGTTAAGGCTTATTCTGAAGAGGGAGGTCGTCTGGGTGTTGGTGTTAGGGATTTGATTTATCCATCTAAAAACCACCCAAAGACTTGGGCAACGAAAGAACTCACTTATTCTGATATTATTGTGAACCTTGCAAAGGACACAGGAATTAGAGTTAAGAGCGACAACATAAAGGTAAATACGGATATTAAGGCAGGTTTTACTACTGGAACAATTAGACAGAAGAGTATGACCGATTGGGCTTTTATGCAGATGTTGGCAGATAAGATACATTGCACTTTATGGACAGAGGAGAAGAATGGAACTCCAGAACTGCATTTAGTTGATGATAGTTTACTGGTAAATGAACTAGCAAATTATACTTTCTTTTTCCTAGCTAGAAAAAATGAGAAAGAGTTTGTTGATTTTACAAAAACTAGCGATAAGCAGATACAGATACTAAAAGCAAAAATCAAATTAGATACCCAAAATATAAAGGGTGCTTATAGTGTTACTACTGACCCCACTACTGGAGAGACTAAAGTAACTACGGAGCAGGAGAATGAGAAGGGAGAACTTGAAAGATGGGTTCTTGATGAGGAGAAGGTTGAAGGGTTGAGTTTTGAGGAAAGAAATGACCTCATACAGCTTTTTATGAGTGGTAAGATAACTTGGGAGGGGGAAAATGGAACAACCGCAGCTAAAGAATACTTTAAAAAGGTAATAGTTGGAGAAGGTTCAAGAAAAGGAGTTAGGTCTAATATTAGTGTGGTGGTGTCAGAAGCAGGAGGAGACGTAGGAACAGACGGAATAAATAATGCCAACGCTAATACTGAAAATACTGGAAGTACTGCATATAAAACTGTTATAGATGAGGAGAAGTTAAGAAAACTAACTCCAGAACAGCGTAGCGGTATAATGGGAAGAATTGCCAGAGGGGAGATTACCGAAGAGGATAGACAATACTATACGGTAGTTGATAGTACAGCAAAGAATAATACAGATGATGCCTCCACTACTGGACAAGGGGAGAATACTGATGCAAGTCAAGCATTGGGTGTAGGAGCGCAGACTAGTAGCACCAGAAGAAAAAGAGACGAAGGTTTTAATATCACTTGTGGTATTTATGGAAATTTAGAAATTATACCTAGACGAAGTTATGTGCTAGAAGGTTTAGGTAAATACTCTGGAAGCTACTATTTGTACAAAGTAACTCATATATGGGGTAAGAAAGGATATTTAATGGAACTTGTATTTACGAAATAATGCTATCTAAACAACAGAGGGAAATATTAAAACAAGCTACCGATAATGGGCTTATATGTGGTGTTCAACTTGCTATACCTACTGGTAAAGTTTTAGAGGAGGATGCTACGTATATAGAAGTCTTAATTTATGGTAAAAGTGTTTTTGCTAAACCATCTATGGCATTTGGTTCTTTCAATGTGCCTAATAAGGAGTGGTTAGATGAGTACAAGGATGAAGTATCGGTATGGGTAGCTTTTGAGAATGGAGACCCTGCCCACCCTGTTTATTTAGGTGTATGCCCTAGAGATGGAAAAACACCAGAGGGGAATTATCCTAGAACTAAAAGTTGGAAATCGGTAGAGTTTGAGTATATCTTTGATGATAAGGAGAAAACATTTACCCTTAAACATAAAGACGGTGCTATATGGACTATTGACGGAAATTCTGGGGAGATAGAGTTTAAGAGTAAGGATGGTCAAGGATTTAAAGCAAAAACCGAAACTATTTTAGGAGGAGGAAATGGACAACAGAGTGCTGTATTGGGAGAAAAGAATAAAGATGCAATTCTGGAATTATCTAAAAAGATAGATGCTATATATCAAGCAATATCTTCAGCAGGAGTTGCTTCTATGGACGGAGGTGCTACATTTAAAGCATCACTAATATCTGCCCTTAGTGGTAATGGTTTTCCCATCACTCCTAATGTAACTACTATGGCTGAACAGACGTTATCGGAGAAGGTAAAACTAGATTAAGTCATTGAAAATAACTAAATTTGTATTAACTTATGTACTTACAGGAACAATATGAAGAGCAGAATAAAGGCTTACCTACTAGATTTTCTCTTAGTGAGAGTGGTAGTTTTGTTCTTATAGGTGGTAAGGATAAGGTGGATGATAATATGGGAATGTTACTAGCCTTTATTGGTTGGTTTAGATTATATACACAGGATTATGTTATAAATGTGTACCAATTCTTACAGAACACTACCAGTTATCTATTCCAATTTAAGAACATATTGAGGTTGAAGATTTTGGAGGTAGGTAGAAAATACGTGCCTTTTGCTAACATATATTCAGCAGATATACCTATCAACTACGAGGACAGGAAATCTGTTGGTATTTATGTACAGTTTAAATATAAATTGAAGAATGTAGAAGATTATCAAGTAATTAAAAGAATAGTTATATAATGCCATCAGCGACACTACTAAATGAGTTCAATAGATTTGACGATGAGACTTTGGAAAAACTTATCCAGATAGGAGACAGTATTCTTACGCCTATGGATACGGAACTAACTTCAGTTGATTTCGCATCTATGTTGAATGAGGTGTTTAAGCCTAATGGTTTAGCAGACAGCCATTTTCCAGAATGGAAGGATAGGAGTAAATCGGATTTTGGTAGATTTTTAGTTGAGTTGTTTGCTTTATTTTCAGATAAAGATTTCTTTTACATAAACCACTTTTCAAGGGAAAGTTTTGTACTTGTTGCAGACCTATACCGCTCTATTTTCCACCAAGCACAACATCAAGGATTTAATCCACCTAGTAATGTTTCGGCAGAAGGAAATGTACAACTTCTATTTTCAGCAGGAAGCACGGAGTTTGTTCCTAGAGGTAGTATTGTATTAGGTATTGAGGATATGCCTAGTTTGGTTTATGTAAATGACGAGTTTACAATACCTAACTCAACTATTGACCAGAGTGTTACTATTACGTTTAAGCACGGAAAATTGCGAAGGGAGCAATTATTCTTTGATGGATACTCTTTGGTGTTAGATGTTCCTAAAATAGTTAGTGAGAGTATAAAACTTACTATTGATGGTACTGTATGGGTTGAGACGGACAATTTTGTAAATGGAGACCCTTCTACAAAGCACTTTATGGTGTTCTACGATGAAGAAGGTAGAGCAGAAATACAGTTTGCAGATGAGGCTTTAGGAGCAAAGCCCAATGAAGGAGAGTTATGTGATATAGAGTTTTTAGTGGGAGGAGGTTATATAGGAGATATTACAGCAGATACTTTGGATAGAATTGTATCTAGCGATACTACTCGTAATTTGATTAGTTTCCAACAATTCGCAATGACTGGAGGGAATGACCTTATGCCTATGGAATTATTAAGACATACTGTTATAGGAAAGGCTAGACATCAAAACAGAATTGTTACTCCAGAGGATGCGGAATACTTTTGTAAACAACTATCATTTGTACATAAGGTATTTTCCGATGTTTTCCTCAACTATACGTATATCTATGTGTATCCTATTGGGGGAGGAAACATAAGCCCTGCTCAACAAACTTTGGTGGAGAATTTGATATTGACTGGTAATGAAGGAAACCCGTTTTTATTGATGGGGCAGAACTTAACTGTTACATCTCCTATCTATGTACCAGTAACTATGTCTATAACTATGTATCTGTTACCTACTACGGTTAGAAGTGGTGCGGAGACAATGGCACTACAAGCTATTGATGAATACTTAAACCCAGACAAAAATGGAGAGTTTGGTGGTGGTGTTAAGAGAAGTTTACTATCATCTTTGTTGCTTCAGAGAGTTACAGGAAGCCAAAATATGACTTTTGATATTCTACATAGAAGCGGAACGCCAAATCCAGTAGCAGATATAAATTTCATTAACCAAGAATTAGTTGATGTTGCTAACTCAACTATAACTGTAAATCTTGTAGGTGGAATATGATAGAGGACAGAAGAGAGACATTAGATAAATTTGCGAAGCATATACCAGAGAGTATTCGCAAGGAAAATAACAATTTGAATAAGTTGTTAGAGGTTCTTGATGGTATGCTTAAAATAAGAAAGGACGAACTATTTAATTATACTAGAAATTTCTTATATCCGTTGGTTTCTGACATTCGTATAATGCGTAGGTACGTTGATGAATGGAAAGCGGAATACACGGAAGAAAGCAGTAGGTTATGCCTAGATTGCTTATATAGAAAGTATTTTGATATTTATAGCAGGAAAGGAACGGAGCAGGGGTTGATATATTTATTGACTTGTTTATTCTGGGTAGATGATGAGCCTACTATAACTATTGATGGATATGTTGGAGGGAAGCCGTTAATATTATTTGACGACAATGCTCCTTATGATGTTTTACCTAATGGGGAGGATATTGCAAATGAGGTATTAGCGACAGCAGGGAACGAGATATGGTGTCCTACGTTATTAGATGATACTTGGGTACATTGCTACACAACTATTACTATAACGATAGACATTAACTATACTCCTACGGCAGAGTTTATTGAATTTATAAAGAGTGTTATAGTTCTATATTTGCCGATGGTAAGCCCAGATTTTACAGTAATAAATTTAAACTTTATATAAGATGCCTATATACGATAAACCGTTTTCGTTTGATGAGATGTTGAGACGTACTGTATTCAAAGGTCGTCCGAACTTCTTTAATGCCAAAGATTTCAATAAGGAATTATTGATTATTCATAGGTTTATTGAGGAGTTTAACCGAGTATTTGCTGTACACTCTACTGTTGAGTTTAGTGTTCCTAGTTTCTCTGAAACTTTTAATACTGGAACTAATGAATTTACCCGAACTATAAATTTGAACTGGACGGCAGGGAAGGTTATGTATAAGGGTGTAGAGTTTGATATTACAGCTAGTGGTGTTAGTGGGTTTGACCACGTTTATACTAAACCTAGTACGACTACAAGCCCTAAAGAGGTTAAACCTCCTACGTATGTTATACTTACTGGAGAACTTGATTTAGTTACTTATGCCGACAATCCAACATTGTGTGGTATTCAATCTGATGAAGTTCCTAGTACTGTTCCTACGGTAGATGTTGAACAATATACGAACCTAGAAATTAAATTGACTACTGACCCTTCGGCAGAAAGTAATGTTTTGTGTGTTATGGCAACCATACACCCAAGATATAAGACTGATGGTTCTGATGATGGTTTTGGTTTCTTATACAATACTTTCAAAAATCCAGATTTCACTTTGAAAAACGGAACGGATAACGAAGATGGAGTTTACCAATGTAATGAAAGTTTGTATGAGTATTTACTAGAGAGAGTTATAGTTAATTTGAGTAATGTTCTTAATGAGCGACAACTTATAAGAAGGTTTAATCTTGCAGACTTAGAAAATGCGGAACACGCAAGACATAATATTGGGTTATCTAATATTGTAAACCATAGACAACTTGTACAAGCTGAAAATTTACGAGACTTGACAAACCCTGCGCTAGGTAGGGTTAATTTAGGTTTAGGAAGTTCGGCAACAGCAAACATAGGAACAGGAGCAAATGATGTTGCAGCAGGTAATATATTACCAGTAGGTCTTATTGCTATATGGACTGGTAGCCCTTCTTCAATACCTACTGGGTGGAAACTTTGCGATGGGGGGAATAATACTCCAGATTTGAGGGGAAGGTTTGTAGTAGGTCTTAAAACTAATGTAACAGACTTTAATCTTATTGGAAAGGCAGAGGATTTAAGTACTCCTACTATTGCAAAAGCTAACTTACCTAACTACTCTTTACCTATAACACAACAACCACACAAACACACTTTTTATGGTCCGACTTGGGGTAACATTTATTGGGATAGTTACAAGACTGGTAACTGGGATGATAATGCGAAAACAAATGCAAATGCAAAACCAACTAACAACACAGGGAATGCTACGATAGATATTACCGTGAACTTGGGAGGTGGAGGACAAGCTATGAAGGTATTACCTCCATACTTTACTGTTGCTTACATTATGTACACAGGGGCAAGTATTACACCACCTACACCACCTACAAATCCACCACCACTAACTTATCCTAATTTCTCTACACCTACTACTGGTACTAGTGGAACTGATGGAGGTTATTCTTCTTATACGCCTAGCAGCGTTGGAGGAAGTGGAGGCGTAGATGTCGGAAGTGGGATAATTTTAACTAATCCAGAGTAAGGATACACCACATATCACTATTATATTAGAGGAATGCCCAAGTTTAATACTTTGGGCATTTCTTATTAACTTTACGACCAATAAGGATTTATGCACCCAGAGATAAAGATAGGAGCAATGTTGGAGTTACCTGTATCGGCACTTACTACCGATTACAAGAAGCTACTTAATAGTCTTACGGTAAATAATCCAAAATACAAGAATGCTACTATGTTTGGGAGAGGGGGAGGCTTTGAAAGCACTATTCCAAAAAAACTATTCTTCTTTGAGTTAAATAAGTTGAATAAGTCAATATATGTGCCTAGAAACATAGACCGAAAATACTTCAAAGGGAGAGTTTTGGTTAATAACCTTTCTTACGGAGATACCATTTCTGGAGGCTCTTCAAAAGACTTTAAATTACGACCACAACAAGAAAAGTTTTTCAATGAACAAGTATTACCTTACATAGACAATATACCACAGGATGAGCCTATTGATATGCTACTTAATGCAGAGTGTGGCTCTGGTAAAACAGTTATGTCTATGCACCTATCTTCTTTGTATAAGGTTCGTACTGTTGTATGTGTTACTACTAAAAAGATAGGAAACCAATTCATTAAAACTGTTAAAGACTTATTCCCTAATTGGACGTATGGATGGTATGGAGATGGAAAAGGGTATGATATTGAGTTAATTACTTACGCTTCTGGAAGCAAAAGAAACTCTGAATACTTTGATAAGTTTGGTCATATAATACTTGATGAGTACCACAGATGCGGAGCAGATACTTACTCTAGGGTTTTATCAAATGCTAGATGTAGGTGTAGAACTTCATTAACTGCAACCCCAAGAAGAAAAGACGGACTATATAAGATTTTACAACTACACGCAGGTAAGGTTCTGGAGATGGAAAGAAGTTCAAAGAAGGCTACTATATTTCCTATCCATACAGGAGTTTCAGTTAATGAGGATAAGTTTAGGAGTGTAGCTAGATTTCCCAACAAGCCAGAGAAGTTAGATGCTTATGTAGATGTCTCTGTAAGAACCAAAAAACGGAACAAGAACGACAAAACTATTGAAGTTGATAGAGGTATGGTTACTGATGTTGATTTAGAGAATGAAGAAATAACAATAGCTAGTTCTCAAAGTAAAACAGATTGTACCTATGATTATAATACACACAACTTTTTTAAACTAGGAACAGCCTCCGCACCTATGATAGATACCGAAATATCGGAGTATGATATGAGGAATGAAATGGCAATGTCTCTGATAAAGAAGCTGTACTCTATTGGTAGAAAAGTAATTGTATTATCTAAAAGAAAGGAGCAACTATTTAATATGTCCAAAACTCTTAGTAGGTATGGATTTGTTAATGGTGTTGTAGTTTCGGAGAAGGATAAGGAGTATATAAAGTACTGTAAAAGAAAGGGAAGAACTATTGAAGAGAACAGAGACTTTGTGTTTAATGAAGCTAGAATACTGTTAGGTATAGATAAACTGGCAGAAGAGGGAATGGATGCCCCTAGTTTTGATAGTTTGATTTACCTACACCCAGTAAAAGATATTGAGCAGAGTGTGGGAAGGGTTTTACGAGATGTAGAAGGAAAGCCAGACCCGATGGCATTCTATTTGATTGACAAAGTGAACTCTTACCACAAGAGTTTCTATTCTAAAAATGGGGCTAAGAATATGTTTGTGAGTTTAGGTCATAAAGTTCCCCCGATCGTGACTGGGAAAC